CATATAGCGGTCGTTGCTCAATCGAGTTGTCATAGACAACAAATGCCGAGTCCGCTTCAATCTTCTTGCTCTTTGGCACTGGTACTTCATCATCGCTCATGTACGTTAACTCGAACACTTTGCTCATCCCACACGCAGCGAGCAACAACCTTGAGTCCTGCGTGTTCATTTGTTGTTTGATGAACATGTCGCGAATAGCCTCGAATAGCGCTTGCTCCTTAGTTTGAGTTTGCTCTTCTACTCGCGCTTCTTCCGCCGCCTCTTTGACTTCAACTGGCTCGAGCTTGATGTAATCTGGCTCTGTGTAAGTTGCCCCATCTCCAAGTACGCCCATAGCAGCCGTGATTGTGAGCTTCTTTGCGAATGGAATCTTGACTCGCTCTTTACCATTGCTGTCAACATTCAATGTCCACTCGCGCAAGTCTTTAATCCGTGCAAATTCTTTCTTCATCTCATCGCGACTAATCCATGAGATTACATTGTCCACTGTTAGTGGTGTTTCTTTGTCTATGTATAAATTCATAAATATTTATTCTCCTTTATAATCTCAAACTGCTTATCGTCGCAATTCCGTATCCTTGTATATTTTCAGACAATGCCAAAGCAAGTCCATCTGCTCTATCTGGAGAGCCTATGCCACGCTTCTTCATATCAGCCTTGCGCTCAAGTTTAATTTGCCCGTCTTCATCTACTGTGTATTTTCTAGTGGCAAGCTGTGATATCAATTCTTCATCTTTAGAAACAAAAAAGAGTTTGCCCTTCATTAGCAATCTCTTAACATTTCCCCACATCAATCCTGTGTCATTTGTATATAAAATCGGCTCATCATCAAGAACACCGCCACCACCACCAAATGTTTTCTCATTAACACTATAGTCTAGGTCATTATGATTAGAGCCAAGCTCATCCACAACGCCTGCTCCAACTCCACCACCATCAACGTTAACCGCTACTGAGATGTTTGGATACCTAGTGTTGCAACTTCTTATCTCTTGTTTCACAAGTCCTGTAAGCTCAACTGTCGTGTTTTTATATATGATGTTTGGCTCATGTACAAGATAGCCTTCTGTATATCTCTCAACTTTATATATAGCGCTTTCATCGTCTCCGAATCTCGCCACATCTACACCTATGCCGATAGAGATCAACTCTCCTAGCGCATTAGGACTTTTCCCATATAAACTTTCGGGCTCTAATAAACTTAACGGAATAAATGTATCTGCTTCAGCCTTAGGAAACTCTCCTAGCACACGCACTCTATATGGGTCAGATTCTTTACCATATAGTTTTATAATCGATTGCACAAAGTCTTTACTAACTCTTTTGCTATTTTCTGCATTTAGCGTAATGCAATCAAACATATCTCGATTTGTTGTATGTGATTTATAAAAGAAACCATTTATTTTAGTTGGGTTTCCAACCATGATGAGTTTTGTGTTGTCTCCCGTTAAAGCCCCCAAGATTGGCTCGAAGATAATATCATTTATTCCGCTGGCTTCGTCAAGCACGAATAACAGACTCTCGCTATGGAACCCTTGCATTGCATCTGGCTTAGTAGCAGTTCTCGCAACAGCAAACCAGTTCTCTTCATAACTCTTGCCCTTTAGCGTTAGTCTCTCAATTGTCCAAACAAATAGATTTCTTAACAAATCACTCTTATTCAACCATTTACTAATCTCTGCCCACAATATATCTCGAAGCTGATGCATCGTTGGTGCCGTGCATGGAATCTTTGGGTAAGGTCTTGTGAACATAAACCAAAGTATTATCCACGAAAGAGTTGTAGTCTTACCTACGCCGTGCCCAGCCTTTACGCTAACCATTCTGTTCGATGCTATTGAGTTGAGCATCTTGATTTGTTCTGGCTCTGGAGTTCCGCCTATTACTTCTTTAACAAAAAGGACAGGCTTGTCTTTATACCTATCAATTAGTTTTTCAATCATTCTTATTATTCCCTGCCAAGTCTAGTACTCCTTTCACAAATTGAGCGACTATAGTAGATTCTTCACTTTCTTTCTTCTCGCGCCACTGTTCTGGCTTCCTATTTTTTAGCCAAAATATTTGCGCTGTTGTATCACCAGAAAGTGCTTTTTTATACAACGCATTTTCCACTTGAAAATCAGCATGTTCTCTTCCTATTTTTAGGGCGTCGGTTATGTTTGGGTCCTTAGTCATCCAATCATATAAAGTGGATCTGTCTATTCCGACTTTTTTAGCGATCTGCACGATTGTTAAACCATCTTTCGCCCACCCTCGCAATAGTATTAAATTTTCATCAACATTCCATTCTGAGATATGCGGCTTAGTTCTTACGCTCATTACATACTCCCTCCTTTCTCCATAATAAAAAGTAGCTCGTTTGAACTACTTTCTAAGTTTATAGTCTATTAGACGTCTGCACTAATATCTTAACATCTTCCGCGCCATATTCTTCTCTATAACATGTCTTGAGAAGTTCTGTTAGCCCTTCTATGCTGTAATCGTATAAGTCGATAAGACAATCTTTTTTGATTCCTGCTTTTGCCCACATAACCACTTCTTCCATCTTTGTCAGCGCCATAGACTTTTCGCGCCCATCTGGAACAAGGTTATCAATATTGTGCGCCATTTCACTCGCATGTGCCTTTATCAATTCAATTTTCTGTAATTCCTCTTTCATTGAAGGCAGTCTATGCATCTCTCTATTTTTTTTCATAATTAAAATTTCCCTCTCTAATTACCAACACTCTGTCCCCACCGACGCCGAATAATCTCCTTGTTGGTCGCGGCTATCCCTACCAAGCGAACTTGGATACTTCCTAGACGGAAGGCGACGGGCTTTTCCATCCTAAACCTTTCCATCATACATATTATAAACTATAAAAACTGTAATTTAGTGTACACTTTATAATTCTGCATACATTTTTATCGCGCGGCTTTTCCGCTTGAACAGCCACTCTCTAGACATGTCTTTATAGCGATGTTCTCTTCCCAGCTCTTTTAGAATCACATTGTTACGCTTACCCTCTAAGTGTTCCAAGCATAATATGGTTGAGTACGGATATGGCAGCTTATCTATCTTTAGCGCTATATCATTTGCTCTACATTCTCTAAAGAGTTTAGTATCTTGAAGTTCTCGTTCTAGTTCTCCTAGCTTAATCACATATTGTTCTTGCCTACTTGTTGAACTACTTGAATCTACTCGCGTATCGAACGATGCGGAGCCTATGCTGTTTATAGACATTTTAGTTACAGCTATGCGAGTCTCCAGCATCTTGATTGATGCCAGCGCATCCTTATAGCTTCTTAGTTCTTTTTTTGCTTCTGCTATTGTCATTTACGTCCCCCTTTAATTTTCTCGCTAATTTTTCTGCTTCGCTTTCTGCTATATGATTAATGACAAAGCTTTGAAGTTCACAAAGTCTTTTCACCACATTATCTCTATCTTCTTGCTCTTTTACATGCCTAAGTACTCTCTTGTAGTGCCTTTTGCCCAAATAGAAAATTCCGCCTATTATCAGAGATAATATCAATATCCCCATGAGTATTAGTTGTGAATTCACCAACCCGTCTGTATTTCTCATCAATAATGCAACCGCACTAGATATAAATGAGAAAACAAAATAGCAAATAATTCCAACTAAAGATATTAGTTTTGCCCCCTCATCAAATTCTTGTATTTTGTCTTCAAGTTCTCTTTTTGTCATTTTTTTCTCCTTCTTTGTAATTTTCGTAGTCTATTTTGCATCCGTTATTAAACATCAAGACCCACCCGCGATTCATTCTTGCGGCATAAACTTTTATATCGTACTCAGTTCCATCTTTTTTTATTTTTTGATAATTAGCAATAAAACTATCACCAACCTTTGCCTGGATGATTTCATCAAATCTATTTTTTTTAGCCCATTTTTTTATTTTGCAATCATTAGGAAATTCATCTACATTATATATTCCAAGAAAGTTTCCAATAGCAAAATCAGAAATATGTCGCTCACACTCACTCATTCTCATACCTCGCCCTATAAACTCTCAAACAAAGCCCAACAAAGCATAGCACCATGCACACGCTTGCAGCGCATGAGATTATCACTGAGAGCCATAGCGGCATCTCAACGAACCATGCGATTAGAATTAATAGTATTGATATAATCATCTTTTGTTCTCCTTAATTTTATTTATCCGCCAACGCCTTGAACACATCCAAATGCTTGTCGATTATTTGGTTTGATAACTCGTGAACTTTGACTTTCTTTTCTAGTTCAGCAATTCGACTATCTCTATCAGCGCACATTTTTTCTGCAGTTTTCAAACTCACAAAGCTCTTATCGCCTTTTATCCCAAGCGCTTCTTCCGTCTCAACCAATTTGTCCATTGCTTTGTCAATGGTCTGTTCTAACTCAGCGATTCGTTTGTCTTTCTCGGCGCATTTTTTGCATTTATTCATCTTTCAAACCCCCAATGAGCATCGCAATCAAAACATCTACAAAGCGTTAACTCTTTCCCTCGCTGTGTAGTATTAGCGGCTTGTATATTTCCACCGCCACAATTTGGACAAGGTGTTATTTTATCGTACTTAACTTTTTTACTC